ATACGTCTGTTTCCAGTTGGGTCATTAATGATCTCGTCGTCATTGCTAGTACCTGCCAATACGGCATACCTTTTTATATCCTCGTTACGCTTTCCGTACGGTGGTCTAATGTTAAAAAACTGCTTGCTAGAAAGATTCTTTAATTTCTTAGCATCTTTTTTAGACTTCCCTCCAAATTCATCATCAAGTAAAAGAAGTTTTTGAGTCATTAAAAGCTCATCATCTTTGCCCTTGTCGAGTTCTGTTTCGCCGTAATAGCGCATCAAGTCATCAGGAAGTAAACCCCTAAAGAATTTAGTTTTGCTAGTTCCTTGCCCTCCAGTTAACACTAGAATTAAAAGTGAGTACGTGCCATTCATTGCGCTAATCATTCCTAGCAGCCACTTCTTTAAATAGATTTCTAGGTAGTCATTCGCTATATATTCAGCATTGTTTAACTCGAATTTCTGTTCGTGAGTTATCGCCTTACACAAGGCTTCAAAATTACCTTTGCTAGTTCTATGCTTGTTTCGCTCAAAGTATTGCTCAAACGGGTTGTAAGTAGGTACATTGTCGCTCCTTACCATTAACTCAAAACGCTGCTGACTAATTTTATCAGATACCACTTTAAGGGAGTTAATATATAAATTATTCCAATCTCGCTCCCTCATCTCTTTACCCTCATATTCATAGTGCATTGTTACCTCGTTAAATTTTAAAGGTAAACCATCGATGAAGGTCTCTAGGTCGGTTAAAAGGTCGCCAGTGTTTTGATTCAATTCGCTAGGTGTAAGCTCTAGAATTTGAGTTGATACCTCCCTAATGCTAATCTCATCATGCCCCTTCTGCTCTACTAAGAATTTTTCCGCATCATTAACGGCATCTTCTTTGGTCGCAGCCCCGCCGTTAGTACCTACGGCTTTGACCCTTTGCTTTACTACGCTTTCAATTTCCCTTGTCTTTGGTGTTTTAATTTCAACCCCTACATTCTTTGCAAGGTATAAAAGCGTGCCTATGCTTACATCTGAATAGCTTGCCTTTGATACCGCTGCATATTGATCGTCGCATTTCTTAGCGTCGTACTTGCTGGAGTTTTGGCTAATCAAATGAAATATGTCTAAACCTTTCTGACCTCCATAGTGATTGCTTAAAGCCATAGCACATCTAAGCCAGTCAAAATAGTCTGGTGCTATATCATAGCCTTTGCTTGCTATCTGCTCCCATACGTGGTCTAAATCCTCGCTAGTGTGGATGTACGTAGCTCGGTTTGGATTTGGCTTTTCTGTTTTCGCTAAATATGTTTTAAACGTCTTACTTCTATTGTTGTAGTAAAGGTCTGGATCAAACGAAACAAATCTAAACCTGCTAACGTCCTTGCAGCTCTTATCTATTACAACTCCATATTCATTAGCAAAATACTTTTCAAGCCCTAAGAAAGCATCCTTATGGCGTTTCGGGTCGATCTTTACATATACAACCATACCACCATTACCGCTTGCGCTTTCGTGTACTGCTTGCGTGTAGCTATCTTGCATCAATCTAATACGGACATGATCAAGTCTTAAACCTTCTATCTGGTCTTGCTTGTCTATATCAATTGCTATTGTTCCGCTTGGCTCTTTAATTGCGTTAGCTGCTCGCTTGGTAAACGTTCCGCAAGGCGTAACCCCTCGGAGTTGGGTCTTGTCGATTGTGCCAATACGGTAGGCTAGTATTTCATCTTGCCATAATCCATCTTTTATGTGGTCGAAATAGGTTTCAATCGCAAGCTCTTGCTCTGGAATGCGAGCTGGTGCATATTTTGTCGGGTCGTCTTTCGTCGGGAATCCTTTTGGAAATAGTGATATTTTAGACATAACCAAGCGCTTTTACAAAATCCTCCGCACTAGCTTCTACTGCTCCTTCTAAGTTTGAAAAATCCCAGTTTTTAGCATAATTACCATCCCATACACCTACTGCAAGTTTTCCACCATTCCATTTTAAAATACCCTTACCTTCATTCACATGATACCACTTACCGATATTAGTGTCCAACTCCCTTTTAATACAGTCAATCGCCTTTATTAAATCCTTCTCTTTGCTTTCGTTTGCTTTCTTACCAGCTCTAGCTATATACTTTACTGCACTTCCTAAATTAAAATTGAGTTCGTACTTTGTGTTGAAATCTATAACGTCGGGTCTTTCTCCGTAGTGGTTTGGTTCTTCTAAACTGTGCATAATTCTCTATATTTTCGATTAATTTCCATTAGTAAGGGATTATCGGGATGGATAGAACCACCCCGAATCAAATCCTCTATTTGTTTTTTTTGACTTTCCCTAGAAGGGTAGGTCATTTCCGCTTGGCTCTGGCTCATTGCTTTGTGTTTTTTCGTTAACAGTAACTTTCCAACCCCCTAAAGTGTTAAAGTACTTAATTTCGCCTTGTGGGTTTTCCCATTCTCTACCTTTTAAATTTATGCCTATTGTTACATTGTCTCCAACGTTAACGGCATCTAATAGACTTGTCTTGTCTTGGACAAATTCAATCCCTAAAACTTGCGGGTATTGCTCCATAGTTTCAACTGCAATTAATCTCTTTTGAAATCCTTTAGCACCGACTGTTTCCGTTTGTCCAATTGCTTTTACTTTTCCTGTTACTTCCATTATACTATTGTTTTTAAATATTCATTACACTCTTCTACTCTTGTTTTAATTTTCTCGATTGCTTCAGGGTCGAAAGGTACATTAAAAACCTTTATCAATTTGTCTGCTGGTAATCCTATGTATTTAGGATCCTCTTCGTCTGTTTCGGTTAGGCAATAAATTAACTTTGATTCAGTCTTTCCAGTTAACCACATATAAGCTTGTAGCTGCCAGTAGTAATCCATGTTAGGCAGTTCAGTTTCAAATAGTGGGAATGTGAAAGCATCCCAGCTGCATTTTACGTCGATAACCATTTCGGAAAGTACAACGTCTGGCGTGCCATGTATATAATCATTCTCGAACCATTCATCATTTTTTAATAACATAGGCTCGTTTAATTGTTGAGCTGCCATTTCAATTGCAATGCCTTCGTTATTATTTCCTTTGTCCAAGTACTTACTATAAATTTCTTTACGTACTCCGTAGATTTTCTCGGTTAGCCATTCTTTTACAAATGTTTCGCCAGTTTTTCCCATTCCACGAACTCCCATAATCTTACCTAATCCACTAGCTCGGCATCTAAACTTATAGTTTTCCTGTAACATGGTAATTCTTTTTTAATTGCTCCATTGTAATGCTGCCAGCTTTTAAAGCTGCCTTTGCTTTTTCCCATTTTGGATGCTGCTCGTTAAGCTCTTCTAATCCTACTTGCTTAGGTGGTCGTGAAGCTCTATTTGCATCGTCGTCTTCAGCTTGTAAACACAAAAAGCTTTGTATTGCATATCTTCTAAAATAGGTTATTGCACTCCCTAATTTTTGCGGGTCGTTTAAAGTCGGCAGTAACATGATAGATTCTATTTTGTCGTCTGAATCAACATCACAAAACATAGTTACCAAGGCATTATCTACAATAGGCTGCAATAATAAAATCCTATTCTTGTTTAAAATTGGCTCAACGTGTTCTAATAAACTATTAATGTCAAAATACTTACTCTTAAAAAAAGGGTTGGTGCTATCCTTTGATATCTTACCCATTTCTGATTTTGCTTCATAGAGTTTTACTCTTAGGCTCTTGCTTGTTTGCTTTTCCATTCTTGTTGTTTTTTACGGTTATATTTTACTGACTTCAAATATAAGTCAATTTTCGGTATAAATGCTTTTAATTCGTTATCATCTAATTGAACCAAATAAGTAAGGCATTCTTTTACATGTTCTTTAATGTCTAAATCCTTTACTAAATCTATTGGGTCTTTTTCAATTAAACCTAGTTTAATTTGAACTTGTCTATAACATTCTTTCACAGATTTGTAGTAGTCATGGTAAGAATCAAAATGTTTATAACTGTGCATCGCGGTTGCATGGTCTTTGCCTATGCTCCTACCCATTGACTGGTAAGATTGAAAATACACATCTCTAAGTACTTTAAAATAAACGGCTCTTGCTAGTACGAAATCTAGTTCTCTACTTTTTTGCGATAAGTCTAAATTAAAGTAGTCATCTATTAACGGTTTAACTTTTAAAATGCTCATA